GAGCAAGCGGTTATTACCCAAGCTCAGGCTCACCGTGCCCCTAAAAACTATCTTAAAGGATACCTCACTTTTTAACTGCTGGTAAATAGCTCTTGCTTTGGCATCCAATGAGACCACACGAGCGTGCCTGGTCTCCACGGGCTTCCAAACGACCGTCTCACCCAAGGCAGTCTGCGTGGTGACTTTTTCTTGTATAGTCACTCGGCTCTTTAGTATATTCGCTAATGTCATAATAGCGTATTCACCCTCAACGATTCTAACTTCTTTTTAGATGCCTCGGGTAGACCCTCTAGATCACCATAGTCTATAGAGCCCACTCCTGCGATATTCTGCGACTTGATCCCCATTCTATTCTCATACCAGACAGCAACAGCCCCTAATACTGCGACCACCGCATCAGGTATTAAGGCCTGAGTAGCTGCTCTAGTCGCAGCATAGCCAGCCTGATATACAACCACGATCTCGTAATCCTCTGGCCAAACATCAGTATGATATATCCGACCTATAGAAAGCCTTTCAGCATAATCCGTGACCTCATCATCGATAGTCACACTGGATATATCCACCACAGGCCGTTTATAGAGCTCTAAGAATTGCCTACTATCACCTATATGCGTCTCAGTTATCTCACGTTGGATAAAAGCTCGCCCCGTATGATCCTCCGCCTTCTTGGTGGCTGCATTGATAAGTGTCTCCAGTAAATCATCGTCGTAACCCTCGAAAGTATTATCACTGGATGCTTTATCATAACTGGCAGTGACGATCTTACCAGCACCAGGTATAGAAGCCGCTACAAAAGTGATAGTCTTCGTGCTAAGAACGATGGTGTAATCATCAGTTTCAACTTGTAGCTCATTATCAACATATAATTTCAGGCTTCCTTCTATAGAAACATAATCTAAGGCGAACGTCGCATTCACAGCGTTACCAGTGCCAACATACTCAGCGTCTATCCTCAACGAAGCGCTGGCATCGACACGAAGATATGCCTTTGCCTGGATTAAGGTCACTAAAGCTATATCTGAAAGTGCCATCTTATCTCCTTTTCTTGCCCAGAGTATATCTAACCAAACTTTGTCCAAGATTATACGAAATAGACCTTATCCTGCCCAGAGTATAGACAGCTGGCGGTTTCTTCACATGAAGAAGAACAAGGAATACTCCAGTAGTTTCACTGATACCGACACCATGACCTTGAGCCCCAGCTAAAACATCAAGGAGAGCTTCAACAGATGCAGTCCCTATACCCGAACCCGCACCAGCACCCAAGACTGTAACTGCGAGGATGACGACTTCTCCAGTGGCCTCGCCTATCCCTATACCTTCTCCTGTGGCTTCGGCTATCACCTCCAATAATGCTTCTGCCTCTCCAAGACCCTCTCCACTGACAGCAGCCGCAGCTAAAACTTCAAGAAGAGCTACCGTAGTACCCAAGCCGACACCACTCCCATCCGCCTCAGCTAATACATCTAAGATAGCCTGTGCCGTTGCTAGGCCAACACCCTGACCACTTGCTAACGCCAAAACTTCAAGATAAGAAGACGATTCAGCTAATCCTATACTTTCTCCACTTGCTGAAGCAAGGACCTCAAGCAGACTTGCAGAACTGGCTAACCCTATTCCTGAACCTGCTGCCAGACCTTCTACTACGGCTGGTCCTGCTTCTGTGCCTGTGCCATAGAGAGAGAATGTAACATTTACTGAATAGGAAAAACCAGTTTCAGCACCTGGTTGTATATACGTTCCAACACTATCCGACTTATAATACCAAGGGTCACCTGAGAAATCTTTTTCTGGACCATTCCCTGTAGCGCACCAGCATCCCAGGAAATCAGCCTCAGTAACACTTATAGTTAGTGGTGTAAATGTCTGTTTTGAACCACTTGCAACATTACCTATGGCTTCACTATCCCGACAATGTAAGGTAAATGCACTAACAACATAAAATGTGCCAACAGTGAACTCTGTTAAGGCATTGGGAGTCCAAGTCTCTACTGTATCTATGGTTCCTGTAGCATTGGCAGGATTTGATGTTGATACTTGAACATAATCATCCCATCCAGCACTTGCTCTGTTTGTTGCTGCGGAGCCAACGTCAATAGTCTGAGGCTCTATATCAATAACTTCCCCATCACCAGACAAGGGAATACTGATGCTTGGTAATTTCAGGTTGGCTATGCTTATCAAGTCAACCAAGTCTTTAGTCACCACTTTCTCTCTAGCAAACGGTGCTTGTTGCCTCATAAAAGGTGAGACAAGATGAATACTATTTGGCTGTACCAGAACATTATCTAAAGTAGCAATAGAGTCTGGATTAAACAGCCTTGCCAAGTATTCCTGTAAATCTGGTAGCATAAAGTTCTCAGGAACTGCAACAAAATGACACAGGCAGGGATTAAGTTGCCAGACTTTAGGTAGACTTTCTATCCACAGGTTATAATCATCTTGATTGATAGGAGAACCAAATTCATCTACTTTACCCCGATAGCCTTCTGGTGGAATAACAGGCACTTGGATATGATGAAGCACATAGGTCTTATCCGTAGGCTCAGGATAAAGGTCTACCCTGACTTTAAGAAAGCCTTTATGTATATGAGTCCCTGTTGGATTAAACTGTAGTCTCATCTAACCCCTTCTATGCTAAGTCAAGCACCAGTCCATCGATAGCTATCTTAAATGTATCACCGTTATTGGTGGTTTTTTCAACAGTCAACGGACACCAGTAAAGGATATTACCAGCAGTAGCAGCATCACAGACTATGGCATACTTAACTGTCACGGCTGGCATGAGCAAGAACTCCAGCGCCGCTGAGTTCTTGATGGTGGCCTTACCGCCTACGTTAGCTGGCGCACCAAAGGTTATCGCCTTTCTATTACCAGTATAGGTGGTGATCTCGTTGTCGAGTGTCCCCGCCTCTAGCTCGGTGCCATCGCTGACGTTATCTATCAATCCGCAATAGACAGCCGCTGGAGCACCACCAGGATAAGCAGTATTCCTCATGACAAGATTTAATAGGATGTCCTCTAAATAGGTAGATATATTCGCCATTATTTACCTCCCAGATTTATTCCTTTTATTATGTTAACCACGGCCATGTAGTCAGCATGGCTATTGGATTAGTTATCTCCTTATGCCGTAATACGACGACGCTGATCTCAGCCTCATCAGCAGCTACGGAAGCCGTCTTCATCCTACCCCATAATTTGCCATTCGCTGGGATATTTTGGCTGAAAACCTCAAGAACCTCCGTCGCTCTTGCTATTGGAGTGGGCAGTAATACCCGTCGCTCACCTAATATCTGGGCTGTAGTAGGATCTGAGCCATCAGCGATGCTGAATCCTAGTTGGATAAGACAAGTAGTCGCAGCGTTGAGTGCCTCTATTACCAGACCAACCACTTCGTAAGCAAACCCAACGGTATTTATCGGTATTATCTCTGTCCAGTCCCCAAAAGTATCAGCTACTGCATCCGCTACCAAAGTTATCACAGCACCCACGTCTTGAGGATAAACACGACTGCGAGAGTGATCGTGATGTTCAAGGACGGCTATATTATCGACGATCTCTGTCAAAGAAGTCTCAAGAGTAGCGAATTCCCCTGGCAGGTCGACATATGTTCCGTCTTCATTAACCAACCTAACACGCTTATCTGCTACTACCCAATTATCCCCGTCGTATGTAATCCATATACGCCTGGTATCTGTTTCCCTAAATACCGAACCAGAGATGACTCCTGTGGGTTTGTCATCTCCTGACTCCCCCTCATAGTATTTGGTTAATATCTGCTTTACAGTCATTATGCACCATCCTTTTGCTATTACCCTGTTATAGCAGCCTCAAGACTATCAAATTCCCCTGGTAGATCTATGAAAGTTCCATCTTCATTGGTCAATCGGACACGTTCATCAGATACTACCCAAGTAGCGCCATCATATGAGGTATATATAGTTTGGGTATCTGTTTCTCGGAATACTGAGCCAGATATAGCCCCTGTGGGTTTGGGATCTGTACTTAATCCCTCGTAGTACTTGTCTAACTTCTTGATTATGGTCATTTTACACTTCCTTGGGTATTCTTCCCAATCTCAGTGCTATCCGCTTCTGATCTTTCTCACCTTCGTCTCTGTAGCTCCGTCTAGGCTCTTATCTTGCATGGCAAGCCCAGATCTTAGCCAGCCGTCAGCCTTCTGAGGACTGATATCTATTATCTCTCCTGCGTGATAATGTCTGCCCTCAGTAGAGAAATCCTTCAGGATTCTCACTCTCATATCCTTACCTCTCTTATTAGGCACGGTGCTTAAGGTGCTTCATCCCCATGGCAGAGGCCAGTCTATGAAGAGCGTGGCACTTACCGCACCAGAACTTACTCTTCGGAATCTTATCTGGCTTCTCCTTGAGGACTTTAGCCGCCTCGGAACTTGTTTGTTTAACCCTAGCAGTCTCGCCCGTTCCAGTATCCTTCTTGGCTATCCCTCTCTTACACCAATCTTCAACTACAGCCTCATTAGGAATGTCCGCTATCTGCCCGACATTGAACCCCCCATAATTGGTGGCTACGCTCTTGAGAAATCGTATTCTCATATCTCCTCCTCTATATCTTACTACACTCTGGGAGGAGCAGGAGCTATCCACTCCTCCCATTCGAAGGAGGATAACCCCGCTAGCAGGGCTCCTCATCATTAGTGCGCTATATCGAGCATGATAAACGGTGCTCCCTGTCCACCACCTCCACCTTGAGCTGAGGCCATGATGTATCCAGCGTGCTGAGCCTGGAGCTTACCGTCAGCATGGGAAGTAGTATCTCGAATGGATATGCTCCCATTAGAGCCGAACACTACCTCAATATCACCCTCTTGAGCACCTACCAGGATATCTGGGACTACCCAGCATGGCCCAGTTACCTGAAGCCAGAGGCTCTTGCCCGCAGCAGCAGGATATGTCGGCATTCCCAGTACCATGTGGTACCAGCCAGCTTCATACCCACCGACGGGAGCAGTTGTGTTGACCACGTTAGCATAGGGGCTAATCATGGCCTCTACCTTACCAACCGCAGCGGTCACATCTACTGGAACAGGTGAGTCTAGGACTACTGTCATTACTCCGCTTGTGACGATTGCGGTATTGCTGACTATACCACGAGTGAACACATCGATGGTATTCGCAAAGCAAACCAGCTCACCATCCTTCAACTCATCTTTAGTTATGTTATTGGTAGCTGTGACGGTAACAGTGATGGTAGTATCTCCAGCCTCAATATCTGCTGCTAAGGCCATCTGCCCCAACTTCTGGGGTTTAGAGGCTATCGCCCCGAAAGATGTATCGAGCAAGGCCAGGGCCTTGGCATATACGAATCCCTTGTTGCCCAGCCTCACGTAGGAGCCATAAGGAAACAGCGCCTCATCGTGTTGCTCATAAGGAGTTCCACCAGGTATGTGAATTACCCCTTCCCCAACCTTAGGGAAATGCATTCTGTGCATCTTTGCAGTCATATGTCACCTTTCCTTTGGGGAGGAATCATTTTCACCTCCCCATTTTATTTAGCTATATTCGCTTGACTATTTCTAGCCTGCAACCATTGTCAGTAAGACCAGAGGCTTCTGGGATGCTCTCATAACGCCTCCCGTTACCCTCTTGTGGATCTTGAAGCCCACTAAGCCAGCCTCGGAGTAAAGCTCGGTCAACCTCTGGATGGTCATACCGACTCGGTCTACGATGCGATAGCCCGATTTGAAGTCTCCGAAGATAGCTACGATAGCTACGGCTCCGATAGCTGGTATATCATCCTGGGTGTAGATCGGCTTGCCCAGGAAGGAGTTGGGTACTCCCGCTTGGAGTGACGGCTGCCACAGGAACGAGCCTTGGTTAGTGCTATCAGCACTCTTCTCTCTGAGTTTCCTGACAGCCAACTCCGTGGATGAATTTACCATAAACGCCCCGTTCTTTCGGTACTGCGTTGGGCACCCGTATAGCATATCCATGAACTCTTCCATGATTATCGCATCCGAAGCATTGGTGGTGATGGTATTCGCAATTAGGGTAGCGTTCGTGATGATGCCTTCTGGCTGCTCATTTGCATGGTCAGTCCCAGCGATGAATGCCAACTCTTCGGCCTCTCCAAGAGCCCTGCTGAAGGAATCAGCCAGGATAGGCTCCAGGTTAACGTCGCTGTCCATCAACTCATCCTCTCCGATCTTGCTCAAGCCGTAGAGGTCCTCTACGTACTGGTAGGTCGGAGTTCCAGGGGTCATATCGGACTCAGTGGGGTCATGCCCCGTCTCGAGTTTACCCCATCCAACGGCCACCTCGCTCAGGCTGCGCATCTTAATACGATCCTTGCCGATCGTTCGGATCGTGGCCAGATTACGCATTATGGTGATCTTGGGTAGGGTGCGGACGATCTCGGCGTCCAGCTCAGGCTCTACCAGGTACTGGCCTGTAGCATCTTCTACCAAGGCTTTCCCTGTCTCTTATACACATCTCCGAGCCCACGAGACCAGAGAGGATCTCGTATGCCGTCTTCTG